GTCTCACCAATACGATTTGACTTAGAGCCAAACTTTTGAACTGATTTACGTTTCTTATCATCAATATCAAATAAATTAAGAAAACCGCCTTCTTCTTCGGCAACTGATCCAATACCTAAACCAACGATGGTAAACATCCCAAAGCCAAAAATAATATCTGATGTAATCATTCAAATCACCTCCTAAAATGTGAATCTGTACGTATATTTATCCTTTTCTGAACGAATCAAGCTTGCATTTAAATCAGCTTCAGACCATTCGTAAATGAGTTCTTCAGGTATTTGCGTATCAAATGATTCTTCCATATTTGAAAACCCTTGTTTGATTAGTAATAGTGTCTTTTCTGGAACCTGTTCAATTTTGAAAGAGCTCTTTGCTAGTTTTCTTTGTCTCTTGTATTCCTCTGGATCAAACATAATCAAAACTCCTTAAATTAAAATATTTTGTTTTTTCTTACTGATGAACTCATCTAAATCATCTGGATCAATACGACGTCTGCCTAACTTGTAACTTGGCAAGCCTTGATGTAACCAGTTGTAGATGGTTCTACGCTTAACCAATGCATATGCTGCAGCTTCATCGACGGTTAAGAATTCATTTGCTTTTGCCATTATTTTCGACCTTCAATCATTACTAGTTTTGGTGTCATGTGTCGTTCATATCCCAATTGAATCGAGATTATAAAGGATATTGCCGCTGACTCTGTTACTTCTTTAACATCCCTGGAATATCTAACAGTGTCATCATCTTCAACCTGACTAAGGATTTCTTCCAAATCGTTAAAAGCTAAATCACTTTCGTGAGCTTCTTTAACGCAAGCAAGAATCATTGATAATGAATCACTTCGGTATCTCTTTCTAAAATCAATAAACGGATAATTGTATTTGTAGCAAATTACAGCGTAAGTAAAGAATCCATCTTTAAAATATGAAGTGATTGAATCCAAATACTTGTCTGGAATATGCTTGTTATACATCCAATCGTATGTACTTCGTTCACTGACGCCTGCGGCATTTGCTAATTGCCCAGGACTTATATTTTTCTCATATTTCATTGTTAAAAACTCTGCGAAAATATCCACATCGTTCAAAACAATCACCTCCTTTAAGGCTCTTTCGTATTCAGACATAACGTCTATAATTTGAATAAGAAAGGTAGTGAATAACATGAATCTAACTAAGATAAAACAATTAAACCTTTTCCCATTTAACGATGTAAAAAATGATTGATTGGCTTATAAAACAAATATCTACTCAATGGATTGCGATTATTACTGCAATAGCTGGCTTTATAGCTTGGAAACAGGAACATTCAAAGCTAATTGTGCGAGCTGACGAAAAAACTCAACGAATCTCTGAAATTGGCCTAAATAATGGAACTTCCCTAGTTAATAAAAAATCAAGTACTCAGCGTTTATCTGTGTGGCTTATTAATCCTTCAGAAGATGATGTAAGTTTTTTTGATCTCAGAGTAACTTTAAATACTCATGAAGTTTTTTATTACACAAATCTCACATTTAACAGCATGAATAACTTAAACGGTATAAAGGCTGAATCAATTACTCCCGTTAATGCCGACGGAATATCCAATGAACCAATTGCAGTATGGCTGCCACAGGCCAACTATGGAACCGTACAATCACACGGTTTTGTTCAACTGGATTTAATTTTTCATTCCAAGGAACCATGCGAAAATGGGATAGTTTTGATGAAGCTTGCTCAACCTCATAATTTACTTGGTCGCCTTCGTCATTCACGTTTCGTTCCAAAGTGTTTACGTCCAAAGCGTGGTTTTGTTTTTTCCGAGACAAAAGAAGTTTCTCTGCCTTTTCACGTGAAAGAAGTGTCATAACTGGCTCTCCAGGAAAATATTTATCTCGGAAATCACTTGCGTCCTCATATGTTTTGAATCTTCTTGCTGATGAAAATATAAAGTATTCTTCACCTTGGTCTATCATCTCTACTACCTCCTTAGAGAATCTGAAGTAGCAACCCTTTTTGTTCATCTAAAGAATTTAAATGAACATCAATATTAATTTTCGGTTTACTTGTTTTCATTTTCTTGATTCCTTCTGATAGTTGTAAATATCTTTGTCGGTATCTAAATTGATACCGACTTTTTTTAATTCTTCAGGATCAACTTCATATAGTGCATCAGGATAAATACCATATTTATCGTAATAATTTTGACAATGTATAAAGAAAATCATTCTTCGAGTTTTAATTAATTCATTCTTTAATTCTTTTAATAACTCGATTTCTTCATTTTTCACCGTTATCATCCCCTTCTCGTTTTTTGTCTCCGTACCCTGTCTACAACTGAATACGTTTATTAGTAAACTTGAGTTAACGATTAGACATGGATGTGTTAATCGACTTTTTTGTACTCTTTATATGTAAAGCTTTATTACTTTTGTAAAACTTTTGTGGACGATGTAAGTACAAAAATATCCTTATACTTCACGTTCAACACTTCACAGATTCTCTTAGATGTCCGTGTACCCACTGGCTTATGTCCATTAGCAATCGAGGACATGTAACTTCTGCTGATTCCCACCTTAGAAGCCAAATCCTGTTGTGTTAATCCATTAATAATTAAGATCTCATTTAATTTATTTTTATCTTTTATATATGTTGCCAATTCTTGTACCTCCTTTCGAGTACAATTACATAATAATGTCTTGTACAACTTTTGTCAACGACTTTTGCACACAAATTTATATTTATTGTTTCACTTTTGTTATACTTTTGTTGTACTAATAATAAAAAAGAGGTGATATCATGCCCAATCAGGTAAGCAAGGAATTATTTGGAAAAAAGTTAAGAGAATTACGTGAGAAACATAGTTACTCCTTACGACAAGTTTCAAATCAGTCAAAGACTCAAGATGACCCACCAATATCACCATCTTATTGGTCACTGATAGAACGTGGTGAACGAAACATTCCAAAGCCAGACACTCTGAAAAGAATGGCTCATGGATTAAGAATACCTGCTACAGAAATATTAAAAATAGCTGGATATTCTGAAATTGATGATGTTATTTCAAATAGTAAACCAGTCGACTTGAAAAATGATAAAGATCCTTTAATAACATACGGTGGAAAGCCCATTTCTGATGATTACATGGAAATCTTCAGAAAAATACTAAAAGATTACGATGATGATAAGAGTGGAAAAAAGTAGAGAGTATATTTTTAAAGACTTGCTCAATAGAGCGATGAACTACGGCTTAGGTGTTGAATGTGTCCATATAGATTCACATCTAAAACCGTGTTTGAGTTATAAAAGAAAACTTATTATATTGAATATGAATTATCATAATCAGAGATTAGTTATATTCCAGCTTGCTCATGAGATTGGACACTTTTTAAATGGTGATTCATTTGGAAACGAAATATTTTTTAGTCCGGCGATGAATGGATTTGAAGGAAGGGCTAATAAAACGGCAGTAAAGCTTTTATTGCCATACTATTTAAACGATTTACCCGAAAGATATGCAAGCACTGCTGATTTTATGAACTATTTTTCTATTCCTCTATCTGTTGAAAAAGTTGTAACTGAGCAGATTCAGGACTTTTATAAATCTTCTGAAACTCAAATTTAATATGAATTAGGTTAAAATCAAGATAATAATGGTCCAATATCTGATGACGTTAAAAGCTGAAATTATATTTAGGGGGGATTTTTTTATTATGAAAAATCTAAAAATAAACATCTGGACTGGGATTCTAGATATTATTAACTGTGTTTTGTTTGCAGTTTCATGGCCTGTTATTTTTAGTACGGCTGCAAGTGATGCATTTGATGGTACAAGTATGACAAACGGCGCAGGAACATTCTTCTATGTTATGGCCGCAATCGGTTTAATTATTAATGTTATTGCTCTAATTCAAAGTAAACAACACAATATTTCAATTGTTGGACCTGTTCTAGGAATTATTGGTAATGCTCTATTCTTCTTGTCAGGTGCTATGGCATTCCCTGCTATGGTTGTATTAATCGTTGGAACTGTATTCGTATTCCTACATCACCCATCAAAAAATGCTAAGGGGGTGAACTAGGATGAAAAATAATAAACCGTTCTACAAAATTTGGTGGTTTTGGCTTATTGTTGTTGTCTTAATTGTTATTATTTTTGGAATGATTGGTGGCGGCGGAAGTTCATCTGATGACGATACTTCTAATAAGGCATCTGGACACACTACAACACAAACAGAAAAAGGTGCAAAATCATCTTCAAATAAAGATACCTTGGATATCAATTACGATAATCACAAGATTTTAGATCAAAAATCTTATGACGTTTCATTTAATGATAATTCTTGGCAACCAGCCAACATTAAAGTCTCAAAGGTATCTATCTTTAAATTGAATCCATACACTTCAGATGATGACTCAAATACTAAAGCTGAGGGCTATATTATCATTCATATGAGTGTCGCAGCTAACAGAGACATTACGACTTATCCTGATCAAGGTACTTTAGTAACCAGTGATGGACAACAAGTAGATGCTGTTCTTGACACTGTAAAAGGTTATAAAGAAAATTGGGCGGGAGAAATCTCCAAGGGTGTTACAAAACAAGGTGATATCCTCTTTCCTATTGAAAAGCTAAGTAAAATCAGTGATATGAAGACATTACGTCTTAAGTTTGATGCTTACTACGATACAGATGATTATGAAGATGAAAATGCTAACCACAGTTATGACATCACTTTAAATTTAAATTAATTAATGGCCGGAAACGGCTTTTTATTTTATACGATGCTAAGAAGAAGCAAATTTTGGGGATTTAAAAAAGCCGTGCCGTGGCATGACTAAAGGAGATGATTTTTTGAAAAATTATTATGCAACTAATGCTACAAGCATTGCTCAGTTTAATGATATTTATTTTGGAGTTCCACATAATAGCATGTTTAAGTTGCACTACATGCGTGAATGGATGGAATTTTATGGTTACTGGCTAGCAAGGGAAAAAGAACACAACGTGCCGAAATACTATACGACCTTTAAACATGGTTCGGTTGTTATGGTTAACTTTGGGCCAAATGTAGGTAGCGAGCTTAGTGGTAATCATTTTGCAATTGTTCTAAATAAAAATGACAAACGTGAAAATAAATCACTAACCGTAATTCCACTATCATCAAAAGATCATTCTAATTATCTCGACTTAGGTAGCGAATTGTTCAAATCAGTTTATCAACTAACTCAGCAAAGAATGTCTGACTTTGAACAAGAGAAAGATTCTGTTATAGAACCACTAAAAGCTCGAATGAAAGAACTTGCTCCTAAAATTCTTTCATACAAATTGATTGATGAATCCTCACAAAATGCATCTATATTCTTTGCCAAGGATTCATTAAATGGTTTTTTGCATATCATGCATGAATTTCAAATTAATTTTGCAGATTATATTGATTTTAAAGATCCTACTAAGCTAAAAGAACTTATAAATGAGATAGTCAATATCAGAGAAAAAGAAATAGTAGCCCACAGTAGTGAATCCTATATCGAAAGACTATCCTCAACCATTTCTGATTTAACAGAATTTTACAATGGCATTGAAAGTGGTGTGACATTGAATGAGCATATAGAAAATATGCAAGGATTAATAGATAAGGTTCAAAAATATTCAAAAAACACTTATGCAATTATTCCTAACATTACAACCGTGAGCAAACTAAGAGTTGTCAAAGTTAGCCATTATACTATATCTAAAAATGTCACCATTTCAGAAGAATCTTTGGCAAGGATTCACAAATCAGTAAAAAATTATCTAAACTTGAATGATTAAAAAGAATATGTAATAATGTGATTACAGCGCGGAGCGCCGATTCTATTTATAGAATCTTATATGACTGGCATTGATGCCCGAGGAGGTCACATTTTATTATGTGGTCTCCTCTTTTTTTGATTTCAAAATTTAATTTAATTCAAGATATGGGGGATATCAAGATGAAAAAATTAATTACTTCAGCAATTTTAATAGCTACTACCCTATCCTTGGCAGCATGTTCAATCAACAAATCAGCAAGCTCTTCTACTGACAAAAAGGATAAGACAACAGCAGTGGCCAAAAAGAAAACCACAAAAAAGAAGGCTCCTTCTAAAAAGAAAAAGTCTTCTAATAAGTCTGATCAAAAGAATAATGATAATGATAATCAACAAGAATCAAACCAAACTGATTCACAACAAACTAATAATGGCCAACAAGCTCAAAATCAGACTTCTCAGCAATCTCAACAAGCATCAGATGCAAATACCAATAATCAGCAAAGCCAGCAGCAACCTGCTCAAAATAATCAAAATACACAACAACAAGTAAGCAGTGGTATCTCGTATGATGAGAATACTTTAACAGGATTCGTTAATAAATATGGTGAGTCCCCTGCCGCTTATAAAGCTGACCACGGCATGTCTACTTTACAAGCATTGCAAAGTACGCCAGAGAACATGAAAACATTTGGTGAACAACAGCTACAAACAGGAATGGAACAAGGCTATATTGATGAGAATGGCAATAGCACTGGTTCCAATGGATACGGACAATAAATTTCATAAGGGGGATTATATTATGAGCGATAATAGTGAACATAAAGAGATTATCTATTTAGACAATGTAGAAATGTCATCCACATTAGCACAATTAGATCATGGCTTAATGGAATCAATTCAAAGAGGAAATTCATCATCAAATACTGATGAAAGTTCAAAAAGTAAAAATGGTGGTTTGGGTGCTAGTGCAGTACTAAAAGCTGAATTATCTGCAAGTCAGTCATCTTCAGAATCAAGAACTGAATCAGAACAAAAATTCGTTAACGTCGTTTTTAACGATTATCAACTTGATATGTTAATTGATGATTTAATTGAAAAGAAGATGATTGCCAGCGTAGAAAAAGCTGGTGCTGGTGAATTTGTTAAAATAAATTCTGGCTTTGATTTCTTTGACTTCAATATTCTTGCTGGATTAAATCCACAGCTTTATGTAATATTCATGAAATTAACACATCAATCCTCTGAGTCCATAAAAGATACAAAGATTGCTTTTAAAAACATTCAAACACTTGGTGAAATTTTTTCAAGCATAATGCCTAATACATACCTGATAAAAACAGATGGCTCTTTATCTATGCTAGAAAGAAATAATTTCAGAATGAATCAAGGCCAAATACAAATGTTATCTGGATCAAATAGAAAAATCACAATTATAGGTATAGTTGAAAATACTGCACTAACTAATGATCGTGGTATGGATAAATTTGCTAGTGGTGACTTAAGCAAAATCGGTGGTATAATGCCGAGTTTTGCTGATACTATGCTACAAAGTATAGGTATATTAAATAACGGCGATAAGCTAATTAAGCCCATCGCCGCATACTTATAACTTAGAAAACCACTTATCATTCTCCTTCTTCAATTTTTGATGGTTTTCATTCATTTCTTTTAATTCAGAATTTACTTTTTTATTAAACTTTTCTTCTTCACGAGATAAATTGTGATAATTATTAATTACTTCGTGTATCAACTTTTTCACTTTATTCATCTCCTAACGATATTTAATCTAAGTAAATAATACTTACCTTATTTCATTAAATCAAGATATTTGAAAAATATTTAAGCCTTTCTTGGCTTTTTATTTTTAGCGTCAAAAGAACATATGTGCCCCTATTTTTCAAAATATCCCCTGTTTTCTCGAAAATTAATTATTTAAGTGTACCAATTACATACATATAAAATTAAAAAAACGTGATTTCTTGCGTTTTTATGAAAGGTTGCATTTTATGCCTAAAAAGCGAGTTTCAAAAACAATAAAACCCTATGTTCTAAAGAATGGCCAAACTAGATATAAATTTGCTATAAGGGTCGACGACAAGCACACAACTACCAAACGTGGTTTCTATACACCTAATGAAGCGGAGATTGCCTACATCAATCTGAGGGAGGAAATACTTAATAATGACTTTGACCGCCATGGTGGCCATATTAAATTCCAAGAGATATATGAAGCTTGGCTTAGTAGTTACATGAATACAGTTAAGCCAACAACTTTTTATAAAACTAAAAAAGTATTTGAACTTCATATAATCCCCTTTTTTGGCGAAAAGTATATTAAAGATATTGATGTGAATGACTGTCAAAGAGCCCTGGATAATTGGGTAGCCAATCTGATTCATTACAAAATTGTATGCAACTATACTAATAGCGTGTTTAAAGAAGCTATTAGACGTGATTACATATCAAGAAATCCAATGGATCGTTTATCTATTCCAAAGCGTAGCAACAGAATGGATGAGGTTGAAAAGAAAAGAAATCGAAAAAATTTCTATACTATTGAAGAACAAGAACGATTTTTAAAAATGGCTAGAAAATCCGACTATGAAAAATATGCTTTCTTCAGACTCATAGCATTTACTGGTTTAAGACGTGAGGAAATCCTTCCTTTAAAGTGGAAAGACCTCAATGGTAATAAGATTATGATCAATAAAGCCCTGGTATTCATCGATAATCAAGGCTACAGCATTCAATCTACTAAGAATGAAGATATCAGGAACCTGATACTTGATTCTGAAACAGTATCAGTCCTAGAAAATTGGAAAAAGCTGCAACAAAAAAAGGTCTTCCTGAAGGACCAGGAAAACCAATATATTTTTTACAGCACTACGACTGATGATCACTATTCCATCAATACACCACGAAGATGGCAAAAAGTAATAAATAATGCAATCGATTTAAATCACAACGTAACACTTCACGGATTCAGACATACACATGGAACATTGCTACTTGATAACAATCCTAATCTAACTGTTAAGGATTTGCAAAAGCGATTAGGACATAAGGACTTATCGACAACAATGAATATCTACCTTCATGCTACTGATAAATCTGATAATAAAATTTTAGATGCTTTAAATAATTTAGATAAAAAATCTAAAAAAAGCAATGATGATAAAGACAAATAACGCTGCTGAATTTCGTGACAACATCGTGACAACAAAAGACTTCATTTAGGTGCATTTTAGTTCATACAGTTGCACAAGATAAAAATGAATATACAAAAAAAGAGCCGCTATATCATTGATATAACAGCTCTTTTTCATTTAGGTGCATTACTCTGCACAACNTACGGAGAGTAGGGGTCTCCACAAGAAATGCCCAACGGCTTACTGCAACAACTAGTATAGCGTACTTTTATTACCGTGACAACACCAATGACAACAAAAGGTTATTTTTTGTTTGTTTCTTCCTATTATATTGTGTTTTTCATTTTTCTAAGTGAAATGGCTCAATTTCATTTATTCTAACATTTAGACTTCAATCAATCCATTATCATCTTTAACAAATAGATAATAAGTAGTTCCAAAATAAAAAAGCTCTCACCCAATATTGAGTGAGAGCTAATTGTTCTGAATCTTGATTATTATTTACTTTATGCATTAGTGTATACATTAATTCTATCTAGCCTTTAAAACCAGATCCAGAAGTGTACTCGAACGGAATGTATTCATCCGTAGCTATTCTAGCCATCGGAATGCCGTTAATAATCTTGAATCCATCAATTTTAAAAGATTTGGTAGTGCTGACAGACGCATTCTGTACACGCTTTCCTTTCTTATTGAAGACCGGTGCCGGTGAATCATCAATATATTTAACGATAATAAAATCCTTAAAAGTCGTCTTTGAAAGAGGAACAAAAATATCAGTAGCAATTTGATAATGAGGTTCATTATTTATCAATCTAATATCTGAACTCTTCCAAGTTGATCCTGCCTCATACGTTTCAGGTCGTTCAATGCCTAATCTGTCCACTGGATGTGTTTGTTCAGTTAATTTGATAACATTTTCTACTTTAGGCTTTTGGGGTTCAACTTTAGGTTGTGTGGTTGCTTCAGTTTTGGCTGGTTGCTTATCAAAGACTCCCCAATCATAGCTCATGTCTTGAGAACCACCGCCCCAGCTTGATGTGTACTGCCAAGCGACAATGTTACCTCTTGCTCCACAATCGTTTGATCCATAGCTAGCTACCCAAGTCGGGTACTTATTAGCATCAAGAATACCTTGGTTGAACCAACTAGCCATACTATATTGGAATACATTTGTATAACCTTGTGTTTCAAGGTAATTAATGAAAGTATCAACATAGCTTGCTACTGCCGACGTATTTAATGATGGATCCTCAACATCAACGCAAAGCGGTGTATCTTTTCCATAACCTAAATTAGTAACCGATTGTTCAAAGAATTTTGCTTCATTGATTGCATCAGTAACACTAATCGCTAGAAAATAATGATAGAATCCGACGTTCATGCCAGCTTTAATTGCATTCCTAGTTTGAGTTAATGCTTTAGGACTTAAATAGTTAGATCCATTAGCGCTTCCTTGAGTAGTTTTGATCAAAACGCTTTGAACACCAGAATTTACAAAATTTTGGAAGAATGCTAAATCATCTCTTTGATAGCTCGAAATGTCTGCAAAATATTTAGTCATGCTAGTTCCTCCTTAAATTTGTTGAATTTGAATAAGTTGGTGTTTGTACTTCTGTGGGAGTATTACTATTCGTATTACCCTTTGATGTGTCAGTAATTAAACCAAGAGAACCACCAATTAATAAGATAGTATTTACTATTCCCATAATTTGATTGATTTGATCAGAAGTGATTTCCCAGCCAAACAAATGACCAATTTGCTGGCCAAATACTAATATTAAAGAAATTAACGATACCCACCACGCTTTTGAATGGACATCTAATGTTAATTTATTCTTCATCATTAACCTTCCTCTTTTCTATTAAATAAAGTTTTAATTTCCTCATTGTCTTTAGTCAATTTCAATTCGTGCTCCTCTAGCTTTTTATCAAGCTTTTCAAAATGCTCTTTAAATTCTCTATGTTCTTCTTTTGAAGAATTTTTAAAATCTTGAACCGTATTTGCCAAATTATTAATTGAATCTTGAAGGGGCCTAGTTATGAAATGATTGACTAGCCAAATAAACCACCCACCAAAGCCAGTTATCAAAAGGAAAATACTTCCAAGCTCCGAAAGTGAGTAGCCTAAGAATGCATGTGGTGGCATATTTTGCCTTCTTTCCTTGAATGCAAAAAAAGAGTAGCCGTTAGGCTACTCCTTCTTTATCACTCTTATAATCTTCGCCAGTAATTTCTTTATATTGTTTGTCATCGATATTACCGATAACTACGAAATCTCCGACATCTTTATTTTGATATCCACCAATTGAATACATAAATTTAATAAAATCAAACATTATTTAGTACCTCCGTCATCTGTATTTGAACTTGGCCGTGTAGTGTCTAACAAAGGGGCAACTAATTTACCAAATTGTGCTAATCCTGCCACTGCATTCTCTGCCTTTTTATTTGCATCTTGTGCTGCTGCCAAAGCGGTTCCTACATTCTTTCCCAATAATGCATTAGCCTGTGTTTTCTCTTCGTCTGGCGTCATACCAGTTGAAATATGGACTAATAATCCATCAGATTCTCTGACTGTCCATAAGTATTCAGTTTCAATAGAAAAGGCCGGATCACTTTCAACGAGTGTCCAACCTTCTTTTTTTGCCTGTTCTTTAGCAGCTTTTTCATTTGTATTGTTTGTATTAATAACAATTTTATCTTCGTTTAATCTAACAGCAATCTTCATTTATATACCTCCTTAATATGGCGTTACCCTAGAAATTTCTACTTTAAAATCCTCATCGCTCCAAGAATTCAACACGTTGTATCCTAAAGTAATAATCATATTGAATGTTATCGAATTGGTTCCAATCTCAAAATAGCCATTTTTAATTCCTCTAAAGTATCTTTGGTAATGATGGCTACCAACATTTTCAGCAACAGGAGTATAATGCTGACTCATCGCAGTTGGATCGTATAATGTTGATGCCACTTCAGCCATCCCTGTAGTAGGAATATAGTATTTATTTCCAATGACTAGTTTCTCCTTCGGAATTCTAATAACGGAAGGTAAATTTGTACAACTATAAGCAACATATCCGCCTGTTGTTTTTGGGTTAATAGTTATCTCTAAACCCTTCATGGTATTTGAATAATAGTGATCAACGCCTGATAAACTGATGACTCCATTAGCATTCCCAGAAAATAAAACTACTGATGGTGGTAATTGAGCAACAGGTTTTTGCGTATAAAAAGTATTAATCATTGATACACCCAAATCATACTTTTCACCCGTTTTGGTATCAGTTAAATTATCGTAGGCATACCCAGAAACTTGACTAATATCAACAGAATTATCTCCAGAGTTATATTTAATATGTAACTCTGGACTTTTTAATTCAGTAGCAGATTCATCATTTTCACCTATACCATCAAATATAACTACCAGATCATTGCCTGTGATCAAATCCTTTTTATTAATAGAAATTGGCAAATACTGAGTAGTGACAAAATTCCCGCTATTAGCCTTATTATCCTTATCATATTGAATTGGCACTAGTGAACTATTACCAGCCACTCCTCTAGTTATCAGTGTTTTATTCATATATGGTACAAACTGTAAGCCATCTCCTGCCAAATTTAATGTAGTTCCTAAATCATCAGAAAATTTAGCAGTAGTTACTGTTGACGCAGATGTAGTACCAGTCCATTCAACTTTCCGACCAGTCAACGTACCATCATCAAGCAATCCGGGAATATAATTTATACCATTAGTATTCGGGTTATCACCGCCGCCAGTACCAGACCCTCCACCAAATGCACCAATATCTGTTAAATCTAAAAGATTATCATCCCCAGTGGGTTTTACAGTTTTAGCATTACCATCTTTATCTTTAACTTTTGCACCCATAACGGCCTGTGCGACAAGTCCAGCTACTTCGGTTAATTTATTTGTTGCCATTTATTTTCCCTCCTCTTAATTAGTTGTTGCTGCAGCATCAGAATCAAGTGCAGCAGTCATAGTTTCGATTTTCTTTAAAATGTCTGGATCCTCAATCTTATCTGAAGTATCGATTTTATCGATTTGCTTTTGAATCACGCCTTGTGCAGCATCTGCTGGTAAAAAGGCATTGGTTCCATCGATTTTGCTATCTTTTGGATCTAGCGGTGCAGTTGAGTATTCGCCTTGAGCATTTTTATATTTGATACCAATCGGCATCTTAGTTACTAATACAGCAACTTTCTCTAAATCATTATTTGCCGCCATTTGAATCATCTCCATTATCAGAATCTAATGCTTTACTCATAGCATCAATTTTTTTCTCAATCTCTGGATCTAAAATAACATCATTCATATTCAAAACAATATCCCCCGTATTAATCCCAAATTGGACATCTGAATAGAGTCCATCATGGGTTACTAAATTTGAACCTTTGATTTGTTCAGTTAACCCATCCATTCGAGTCTGAGCATCATCAACGGATTTATTCAAAGTACCAATTTTCTCTTTGTTATCTGCCACATAGCCGTCAATTTTATCGTTGCCGGTTTTTAAATTTTCATCCAGCTCATCAGAAATTTCTTCCATTTTTTGACGAACTGAAGCCAAATTATCCGCAATGATTGCTGCATATGAATTAAGAAGATAATTTAATTGGTGATCGGCTGAAAGCTGCATTTCTTTGATATGAAACAAAGCTCGCTGATATTCAGACACATAAAAAGCCATTGCTCGTGGATAGGACACGTCATTAGCAATGACATTTAGTGAGAAGTCTAAAGTTGTATAAATTTTAGTTCTGTCTGGAGATTCAATTACAAAGTGACAATTCTTATAATATCCAGGTGTTTGAGCCACTTCAGCCGGTGGTGACCAAATGATTTGACCAAGTTTAGCTTGAACACGATTGAATCCCTCATCATCATATATTTCAGCTCCAGCATGGTCATTACCTTCAAATCGAATCAAACAATTTGTCATGTCCACAGGGCCGTTTTTAGTCAAAAATAGTATTGGTGATTTAAGCATCCCTGATTGGCCTTGACGGATACTGATTTCTTGAAAGATTCGTTTATTGGTTAGTGTATCAACCACACCTTGAGGCAGATTATGAATATGTTCATCGTCTGTATCTTCGTGTGGAAGATAGAATGTCTTAGAACCATCTAGGTAGAAAATCATTGGTTGTTCTAGTGGAATGTCGGTTTTTAGAGTACTGTATTGACTTCCAACAGGAATATGTAATTCAGGGATATTGGCTTCCTGATTAGTTGGATCCGTATTAACTGTATCTGCCATCTAATCTTTCTCCTTTTCTAAATTTTGTTTAAGTGAATCAATCTTATTCTCGATACTTGCATCTTGAATTTCATCGTTAATATCCACTTGTTTATCTCCTGTGTATGAAGGTGGAAATACACTATTAAGACTGCTGCTATCTGGCTTGTATTCAACAGCATTGTTCAGGTTGTTGATTTGTTGTTGAAGATACTTCAATTTCCCATCTACTTCAGACTTAGAATAATATCTTTCATCGATTAATTTAGAAATTGACTGAGTTAATTCAGATAATTGTTCATCAGTTAATTGTTTGAAAAATTTAATAATTGAATTTTCGTTATCGGATTGAATTGCCTGATTCTTTAGCAATAAATTAATTGCCTTTTCGACTGTCTCAATGTTGTAGCTGTTTGAATGAAACATCGAAGGCCCTACTAATTCTTGAGTTAGTCGGTCTAAATGAACTTGATTGCCGTCAAATCCGGTAATGTTTTGTAGATTTGGAAATTTCAATACTTGCTTCAAATCAATCAATTTGTAATGCTTTACTACTGTTCTACCAGCTTGATCATTACCAATAATTTCAACAATTTGATTATTAGCCTGGTCGATGTAAGTAGTACCAGTCTTAGATGTCGGTGTTATTTGATTGTTAGGCAGTCGCCCATATTCAATCAATTGAACATCTTGATACAAATCAGGTGAATAAAATTGACTTGTTCCATCATATCTTTGCATTAACTTCCCTCCTGACTTTCTAATTTTCTTATTTTTGCTGATAATTTTTGAACTTCTTTAGTAAGAAGTCTGTTATTCCGATTTGATAATCGTATCTTGTCCGACATGTCATAATTGATATTGGTTCTGGACACTGTTGAATTATCCAGAGTCAATGTCATAGGTGAATCGTTTGTTAAAGGATTACCGCTCACACCATTCAAAGTAATCATTGTTTGAATTCCTAAAGGCTCTGCATTCAAATAGCTTGTGTCACCTAATTTCAACGTATCATCTTGAAAACTCACGTTGATTGTTAGTTCAACAATTGGCTCCGTCTGCATAACTGAATCAGCATATTTTTTCATCGCAGCTGCATCTTTAATTTGGTCATTAGTAATATCTTCACCGATTATCAAACCGTGTTTAGCACTAGATTTAGCGTTGTAGTAAAAAAACGGCTCGAAGTAGTATTTAACTTCGTCTGTTTCTGTCTTAGCTGTGTCATCCGTTGCAGTTTCTACTGCAGTCGGTTCAACATCAGTATCACCATCGAAATTGATATCATCGGCACATACCCATTCATTTGTAGCAACCTGGTACCAAGTTTTCCCACCGTATCCATCTGATACAGTTCCATTGATTTTCCACTGTGTACCATTGTCCAAAACTCTACCAGTAATCTCATGTTGTCCGGAATATGGGGAATCATATATCTTAGCTGAGGTTGGTGCTGTGGTAGTTTCATCATCCCCACTGCCAGTTGTTATGTCAGCGGCTTTGATAGTACCTTGCCCCCAAGTTTGCTCAACAACATGGCTTTCTGGTTTGATATCGTCAGACTTATTAAAAGGCATATATTTCGAATTGATCCATGCATTAATTCCAACCCGATACCAAATTACGCCATCAATAGAAACCTGTTCATCAACTGCCCATTTAGAGCCGTTTGGCAGTTTTTGACCTGTTAAAGAGCTATTTCCAACTGGTGAACTATAAACGGGAGCACCGCCATCTTCCATCGTTGAGATAGTCCCTCTGGCGTTACCGGTTGAGGTAGCTGCTGAAGTACTTCCACCACCGCTAGTAGTACCCGTGGAATCAGATGAGACACCACCATCAGCGGTAGTGTTATGTTCATCATCAACCGTAGCACCGTAAAGCATGGCACCATTAACAATTGAAGTAGAATCAACAGATAATTCGATGTCATTCGTGTTATGCGACCAAATATATTGTTTATTATTAATATTCTTATAACTATTGCTATCAAAAATCATGACTGTTTTACCGTCCGGATACCACTTGGCACCATAAGAATCGACAGCCTTCTGAACTGCATCAAGTCCGGAACAATTACCCCAATCGGTGATATCAACATTGTTGAAGTTACCATTGATTTGATAGGTAAAACCGTTTGTATTGTACTGACTACCAAAGATAAAACTCAGCATTGAATCAATAGAATAGCTTTGACTTCCCTTATTGACCTTGAATTGTCTGAAATTCTGAATATTGAAGATCTCATGTGTGGCAGTGACATCTTTAGTAACAAGGTCATCAATGTATTTAGGTACACTCTGCTTGATTTGATAGCGTTGGCCATCAAATACGATATACGTATCATTTTCCAACATATCGAAAGACACGCCGTCATGATCATTAAGATAGGCAGTGAAAGACACTTGAAAACTAGAACTCACTTGCCAATCGACTTGAAAAGAATCTTCATTTAGACACGTCAACCATTCTTCTTTCTGGCCATCAAATGATTGAATGTAAATTTTGTGTCCGTTAAAAGCCATTAGAAATAAATGAAGTAAAACTCAAAAGAGATATCTGAATTTGATAGGCCAGAAATTTCAAACTCGTTATCGCCTTTTGCAAGTGAAATTGTTCCATGATTGCTGTTAATCCCATCGGGTTGGCCATTAATATATGGATTAACACCATTAAGAATCAATTCATCATTTGTACTTAAAACTCGATTATAGGTAAATACTTCTCCTGTAGTCTTATTGGTAAGGGTTGGCGAACCAACGCCTGTAATGTGAATTTTTAGTACGTGATCTTGCCCTAATGGGTCAATTCTCACAGAACTAGGATTATAAATAGAAAACTTCTTTTCTTTGGACTCGAAGGAAATATCTTTATTAGGTATTCCCATGCCAAATGAAAAGAAGTTTTTATTTTTAAATATTTCTAGTGACGTTCCAACACTCTCACGCATTCCAGTGTAATTATTAAATGTAATAATCAAGCTGGCTTGATGTTCATTGAAATACGTTGGAGCAAATACTTTAGTTTTAACCCGATATTTGAAAGTCGGTTCGTTTCCGAATACAATCCAAAAGCCACTGCGAGTCATAAAGAAATTATGCAATTCAGAATATAACATTCTGAATTCTGTTTCATTTTCTCCATCTACCATCCAGGTAGAATTGATATCTCTACTATCAAAATTAGATGATGTTAAATGTTGACCATCTCTAGTATTAATTTTCTGGAAGTTATCAATAGGATTTGCTTGAGCAACATCCCAATCATAGCAATGAACCCCAAACAAATCTTGAACGTCATAATATGATTTCCAATTGACACCGTCACTACTAATGGCCACTTCAATTGGATCTTCAGGTAAAGATGATAGACTATCTCGCCCATGGCTGAATCCGTATGCATGTGGCTTTGGATTAGTCAATTCATCCTTAAATACTTGATTTGTCATTATTGTCTCATCCCTCTCTGATAAGCATAAATATCAGTGTCACGTCTGTTTTGTTGATTTAAGTTGCTTGAAGTTCTTGCAATATTGACTTCTGGTTGGAAGTCCTTTCTATTGATTGAACCAAGCAAATTGATAACACTATCCAGCTTTCTACCAATGTCTGAAGAAATATTACTTGTTATGTTTGATGACATTCTAAATTCTGGATGGAAGTCTGCCATTCTACCAATCAAATCGCCAAGAAGTGGAATGGCGGAAGGTTTAGATGGATTAATAGCAAACTCATCACCATCTTCACCGATAATGGCACTTGTAGCATTAAATACATGACCACCGTTGGCCATTAATCTTGGACCACTAGGTCCTGAAGCTTGCCCACGCCACTCGCCATATTTTCCGTTATAGCCCATTCCCATATCAGTACGCCACGTAGCGTCATTGAATAAAGCTATCAACTGATCAAATGGACTATAAATATTTTGATGACCAGGCATCGCATAATGATTAAAAGTTGGATCAATATACTGCAAAATACCTTTTGACGGTGTACCTGCCATAGCATTTCTATCAGTTAAATTAATAGCTCTAGGGTTTCCACCCGATTCGTTGGCAATAATTCTTTCAATCATATCAACGTTAAAATCAGTAATTGATTGATGCATATAAGCAGCAGCAGCTTTAATCATTGGACCATATGCAGTGGCTGGCATTTTACCAGAAACTGTGACTGATTGAAGTTGTTTCTTAAAACTTTCAGCCAAGCTCTTAACCCTATCGGCGACAGCTTTAACAATTCCATGACCAGTAGCAGGTCCCATTTTGCTTGAAAATTCTTCTTTAGCAAATTTACCATTTGTGACTGATTCGAATGCCTTAGATAAATTCCCAACAGGGTCTTTAATAAAGTCCTTAGCAAATTTAATACCTTTTTCGATATCTCCACCAATTTCTTTCATCTTAGAAGATACCCAAGAGCCTACGCCACTAGCCGCATCAGATATTCCGCTTTTGGCCATATCAAAGAAGTTAGATAAACTATCTCCAATACCATTTTCGTAGTGAGGAATTAAACCAGTTTCGACATATGGTCTTGCTGCTTGAGCAGGTAAAACTGATGAACCTTGTGGCAATGGCAATACAACATTTCTTTGTTGAGGCGAGAACATATGTCCATTTGGTAATTTAACAATTTCACGATAAACACTTGAGTGAGCATCATTAATCTTTGCTAATCCACCTCTATGGTAATTAGATCCAGTTTCAAGAGTCTTGATTTTTCCTAAGCTCTTTCCACCGAACATCTTGATAACACCGTTGATAGCTCCAATACCTGAATTAACGATTCCAATGATTCCATTCCAGGCATTTTTAGCAATATCCTTTAATCCATCAAAAATATTTTTGAATGTGTCAGATATTCCTTTCCAGACTGAGTGCCAAGCTGATTTGAAGTTAGAACTAAAGTCAGACCACCATGATTTCATACCACTTGAAAAATTGCTATACCATTTAGATAATCCACTAAACTTTTTGCTAAAGTAAGAACCTACGCCAGACCAAATTGAGTTCCAAGATTTTGAAAATCCAGAGCTAAATCCTGACCACCAGTCGTTCATGCCAGAACTCCAAGAACCTGCATTCTTTTGAGCTTCATTGAATTTCTCTTTTAAATCCTTAGCCCATTTAGACTTTTTGACTGACTTAGACATGTTAGACATCTGTTTGCCAACATCATCTGATGATTTCTGAATAGACTTAGACATGTCTGACATAGTATTAGACATATCCTTGGAGAATTTCTTCATATCTATAGCTTTAGAAATTTTCTTCCAAGATTTTTGCCAGTTTTTAGCTATTGGATTAAAGATTTTACCGAGCCATTTTGTTAACCCATTCCAATCTTTCTTAATTGATTTAACCAATGAAGAAATCGATTTTTTAATTGGCTTAACAAGTGGTTTAGTTATCTTTACACCAATACCGACAGGAAAAGCTAACGCATAAAGCGCTAACTTGCCAAAGCCTTTCATTCCTTTAACGATGCCTTTAGAGATGCCACCGCCAATTTTTCCAGCTTTTTTATTAAAGGATTTGAAGCCCTTTTGAACATTTTTTATTGCATTAGATGCCCACTTTCGGAAATCTTTACCGACTTTGGTATCCTTTAAAATAAAGGCACCAATACCTAAAAACGGGTTGGCCAAAGTAAGAAGTATTTCTTTTTTATGCTTACCCATCCAAGTAGCGATACCCTTTGTCCAATTAACAACAGCATCGCCAGCTTTTCTTGAATAATAGCCAGCCTTCTGGATAATTCCCTTTGGTGGTTTTGCACCACGGCCTTTTTTATTCCATCCGTCAGTGAAGTTTTTAGCAGCTTTACCACCATACTTTCCAAGCATACGACCTAATGTAGCACCGATAGCTTCACCAGCTGGACCACCAAGCATGAAACCTATTCCACCACCGATTGCTCCACCGGCAGCTTTACCAAATCCTTCAAATTTTTTCTCTGGATTCTTGGCTTTTAATGCACCGACTACATCCATAGTAGCAACACCAGCAACAGCGGCAGTCGTTACCCCTGTACCAATCTTTGCGCCTTTTGTCATATTACCGGCACTAACTTTTGAGAATTTACCGCCTTGAGTCACTTTACCTAATAAATCTTTTAGTCCTAATAACTGTTTCTTTGTTGCTGCAATTCCTTCAGTACCGAATCTGAATACTTTCTTTTCATTTTTACCTGAACCAACAACTTTTGTAAGAAGTCCGCCACCTTTTGACTGCATACCTGCCAATTTTAGTAGTGGATCAAATGCACCCTTGGCCATCTTGAATGTTTTCATTGCTACCAGATAACCGGCAATAGCCTTGATGACCGTTTTGTGTTTTGCAATACCCTTCAAGGCATCAGCAACTGCATGTAATGGATCACTTGCATCTTTTGAGCTGTCTTTCATCAGTCCCAAACTACTACCGATTGTGGTAATGATAGAACCGACATCTTTCCAGATAGCATTGAGAAATACTTTTAGGATTTCATTTAGACTACCGCCAACTGTCTTCAAGTCTTTAGCATGGTCAGTTATGTATCCAAAGAATACTTTGAATCCTTTATTAACTGAATCAATACCCCTATTTAAATTGGCAGCAAAGTCCTTTTGTCCACCTGTACCACCTGAGAGAGCACTCATAGCATCAGACATCCCATTAGAGATAGTTTTACCTAAGTCGCTAAATTTGTCCTTAGTGCGTTTATCTGCTACCCAATCAGATACAGTCTTGTAAATTGGGTTTTGAGCATTGAGAAATGGTTCAGTGAACGCTGATAACAAAACAGGAACTTGACTTTGGATAGTACGTTTCATTCCGGCTATTGTGGCACCAAAATTCTTAGTAGCCTTGCCGTACTTGGTTGCAGTATCTTCCAATACCTTATCCATGGTATCTGATGAAACCTTACCGGCTGAGATCATGTCGTTCAGCTGTTTCATCGTTAGATTCTTGTTACCAGTCATCTTCTGCTCGGTCTTGAGCAGTTCAATTCTCAACTTAGGAAAGACATTGACGAACGACATCATATCTTGAGCGGATACTTTCCCATTGGCAACCATTTGTCCCCACTGAGTTCCGAAGTTCTCAACTTCATCATCAGTTTTACCGAATGCATCCTGTAGTGTTAATACTGAAGTTGTTAATTTCTTAGTAGTTTCAGCACTATCATTGACTGAATAGAACTTTTGATTTAACTGGTCAACCATATGAGTAGAGTTATTAGCAGCTATAGCCATCTTGTTGGTCATATCTACCATTTTTTGACCATCTTTGGCGCTACCAGTTAAAGTCTTCCAAGTAGCGTTCATAGTTTGCTGAGCATTGGCGTATTCCATAGCCGCTGAAGTTGCGGACTTCAAACCACCAACGATTGACATAAGTCCAGTAGTCATCATGCTACCAACGAAACTACCCGCCAGAATTGATTTAAATTGGCTTGTTTTCTCTTTTGCTTTATCGATATGACTACTGAAATTACTTAATGCACTATTACCGCCATTAACATCGGCATCAACCTTTGTATTAAGATGTTTAGGAATTTTCTCAGTCTCACGAATAAAGTCTTCAATATCGTGGGTGTCAGCTATCGCATCAAGTTTTGTTCTTGCTTCTTTTGGTACCTTTTGATAGTACTGCTCAAAGGTAGTAAATCCTTCACGTTCAGCGATTGCCTTTAACTTAGATTGTTGGGTACGTGGCAGACTATTCAAGTCGTTCTTAAATGCCTGGAATCCACCCTTTTCAACATTAGCTTTTAATTGAGTGTACTTATCACGAGGGACGGTCTTCATGTAACCTTCGAACGTATCAAAACCGTTCTTTTCAGCCATAGATTTTAGAGTTGTTCGAACATCTTTAGGCAATCCTTGAAGTTTTTGTCCAAACGAAGTAATACCCTGTTCTTCAGGAGTGGCACCAAGTTTTACTTTTTTATCTTTGATACCGTCAATAGCCTCTTTGACCTTATTAGCTATCGGGGTTAGTTGATCAGCACCTTTGAAATTAATAATTTTATTAACAACAATATCCGACATCTATTCTCGCCCCCTTTGCATAACCAATTTGTAGAATGCCTTTGCATCCATCTGCTTTCTTTCGGAATCGTCGGATTCTTTGCCAAACTTCTCCGCATAATCTTTAATTTGACTCAATACTGTATCTATTTGCTGGCTTTGACCTTGAATATCATCAATTAGACCAACTGGCCGAACCATTGAATTAGATACACGCTGATTAGTTAAATTGTCGTATTGAGCTAGTAAGGCACCTCTACACAGGTCATCAAATTCATTAGGAGTGAGCTTCCAAAAATCATCAATATTGGTAATTCCAATTATTCTTCTTGCTCTAGTAATCTGCTCATCTAAATCAAAGTTATTTACTTGATTAGATCCATTCGACTCTCGATACTCTTCTTGTTCTCTTCGAGTTGATTGATTTGAATTTGAGTCATTTCTTTGTCCTCTTGCTTGATAGACTTGAGCTTTAAACTGGCTTTCATACTCTCTAGTAAACGATCTCCGTATTTCTTCCAAGCTTTGATTTCCGATTTTAAAAAACCTGATGTAGCTAAGCCCGTAATAATTTCATCAGTAGTTTTATGGACATCATCAAATAGACCATTTTCGTCTAGTTGATCAACAACTTCATCTTCAGACAAGTCCTTTCCAGCCACTGCTTTAAAAAAATTAATAATTGTAATAGAGTCATCGCTAAAAAGACCATCTAAAAAGCTGTAAAAGTTTTCTTTTCGTTTATCTTTATCGTCACCGGCAATATTTTTATAAAGTCGATAATTATATGTTGGTTCAACTTCCGTATCTTTGATTTTTAGAGTTAGCATTTTAAATCTCCTAAAAATGAATTTGATTCCAACCGCCACCACTCAAGAAAGTGAGAATGCTTTTAAATTAGCTATTCAGCTGAGACATTTGCCCCGTCACTAGTTGCGTCTGCTTTCACATCTGCTGGCTTGTCTGGAGCTTTTTCAACTGTGAATCCTGGAACGTCTACTTTTTCTGATTCAAGTCCGGTTGTTGCATCTTTAAAAGAAATCTTGTAATCACCGTCAGCAACAGTAGTACCACCGGTTAGGCCAGCGATTGCTGTAGAAAGGTCGCCTTTAGTTCCTTCAACAACTTTTTTGCCAGTCTTGTCGTAAATAATTTCTGTTTGATTAGTTCTGTCTGCCATATTTGAATACTTCCTTTAATTATTTTTTAGCTAGATGAAACATCTGCACCTGTCCCGGTTGCCTTAGATTGAACATTTTGCGGTTCTTCTGGAGCTTTTTCACTGCCTGCATCATCGTCAACAGGCTTATAAGCTGGGCCCATTACGTCCTCACCAGTAGTTGTGTCTTGTACTTCAATGGTGTCATCGTCAACAGTGTTATCAACGAAGTCACCATTGTCATCAACACCCAAATCAGTACCATGTGAGAAGTTATAGAACTTGGCTAGGTCATCCAAAATACCATCATCAAGATCTTCTTCATCAAGCTCGAATGCATTTTCATCTGAATTGATTGCACGTTCCATACCATTGACTTCGAATTGGAGATTGGATGTCATTGTTCCACCCAATGCTTCTGTGTTAGGAAGGTTGGGAACAAAACTTTGTGAGAATTGTGCTTGAATCTTACGATGCGGCTTAGTACCGTGCATTGTGTTTAGATCCATTCTCCATAGACCAATTAATTCACCCTTTTCCCAGGCTGCATATAAGTCCCAATACAAATCTTTCTTGTTCTTTTCCGGAGCAGAAAAGATTACATCTACAGTACGTTGTTGGTTGATTGAGCCGACACCTTTAATATTGGCCCTCTTAGTTGCTGTAGATTGTAATGTACGTGTATTAGTTCCTGATGTGGCACCCTGGAGTCCTAAAATATGAATCTTATTTGTTAGTGGTTCGTGCTTGATACGTTTGTAAAGATAAATAATGTTATCGGCATCACGGCCACGAACTTCAGCTTTAAACTTGTTGGATACTGCTGTATCTACCATTTTAATTCCTCTTTTCTAATAATTTACATAAAAAAAGACACCCATTTTATAAATGAATGTCTAAATAATTAATTTTTCTGTAATGTGATAATCAAATGTAATTGTTACATGTCTCAGCGATTTAGAAGTTGAATTATCAATTGTTTCTGATGATTGATTAAACGCATAAGATTGGCAATTGTAATTGGACAATCTCAAATACTTGAGATACTCACGGATACTAAATAATGTATCCATCATCAAGCCATGATCGTTATCAACATCATCAAAGTAGTCAACATAAAGCGTATATGTAGAACGCTGTTCATTCTTAGCACGCTCTGCATCAATATTTTGACCACTTGAAACAATAATTTGAGGATATTCATTACTGTCAACTGCATTTAAGTCAAATACAGGGGCATCCGTGATAATCTCTAACGTTCTAATTGCTGATTGCAGCATGTCATGTTGTGGTGAAATCAATTAATCACCTACTTTATCGATTTTCTAATAATTTCATCTGAATACTTGTCTACATCAAGAGCCATCCCCGAATCGTGCATGACATGATGGGCCGGATAGTTCTTGTTCTTCAAGCCGTATTCAAATGCCTGAATGTACTCATATCCGTCTATAGATTCAGCGTTAGCATAGATATCTGACTTCATACCGTCTCTACTTGGATGCTTAGCTACTGACTTCCACAAGTTACCATGTCCTACGTAACCAGATTTCGAGTGATATTGGCGCTCTTTGATTAACTTCTGAGCCCCGTCAACTTCATCATTAGCAATCTTGTTGATTGCCTTAGGAATATTCTTCTTCAATCTTGCCTTATCCTGGAGGACTAACTTAGCTAAATCTTCATTGCCGGAATCTTTTAATAATTTAGCCATTGAAGTTAAATCATCACTGAAATTATCTTGGGCTTGAACTCTAACAACTGGCACATGTTCATTATCCCAAGCCATCAGCTTCTCACCTCGGTATCACCACAGTAAATATCAGTTTTAAAATGATGTCTTCTGAGCTGAGATATTTGTAAAACGTTGGACTTGTTTGCACGATAATCATCCAAAAAAGCTACCTTATCGGCATTGTGAATACCTTCCAATCTAATTACATATGAATGGTCATACTGCTTACCAACCGCATTATTTTGAGCTGTGGCTCCATTGAACTCGGTAACCCTTGCAGAATGCAGGACTTGCTCAGAATACTTTGCAACATGATTTAAAGGATCTTTATTCTTGCTATTATCTTTTGTTAGCAAAACAATATCTTTTAACATCAATCGAACGTCACTATCCTTCCACGGTCACCGCTACCTCTTAGATTATCAATATATCTATTAAGTACCGGGAAGAATGGCTTCAAATCATTCTCATTGAATGAATAAGATAATCCCTCTTCACTAGAAGATGCCGTACCTTCTGAACCAGCTTTAGTAAACTTGGCTTCAGCCATTTGAGTGATGATACCTTTTAAAACGTCAGGTAGGGTATCTTGTCCAATATACAATTCAACTTCTTGCATAGCTTGATTGATATATATTTTAAAGATATCGTCCATTTCATCATTCTTGATATGCTTTAAAGTTTTGAAATCTTTAAGGATTGAATCTTCAATTTTAACTTCATCAGCCATTAAATCACCCCCTACTCAGCTGAAATAATGGCACCATCTGTAGTAGCTACCGACTTCACGTTAGTTGGTTTATCCGGACTAGTTTTATCGCCATCCGAACTTGATGGCGGATCTATTTTGACTTTGTAGATCCAGATAATAGAACTTGTGCTTGGAACAATTCATCAGGACTAGCAAGAGTTGGCAATGATGTAGCAGCTGCCTTTGTCCATGTACCCACAGGATCATGTCCTTCTTCATACATTGTGGCAAAGATATTCCCAACCATCATGTCGTTACTGTTTCCTGACATAAGACGGCTTTCTTCAGGAGTTGGTCCATAAAGTGTTTCACCCAAAGTATTATCATCAAACATGACAAATTTGTCTTCTGGGAAGAATCGTTCTTTAGTATATGATCCTGTTGCGCTTTGTGCACGGTACTTTCTGTCATAAGTAACAATAACGGGTAATCCAAGGCTTTGCATAATTTGGTTTAATGATCCATCAGATGGAATTACACCCAAGCTCTTAAATAGTGCTTTGATTGAGCTATTTTCTTCCAAAGCTTGGAGCACTTTTCTTGATGTCAAAGCTCTAGTTGGCACGATATCCAAAGTATTAACCCAAGCTTTAATATCTGAAATTGGATCACTTGATGGGTCATCCCATGACTTAGTAACAGTTACTTGATGTTCCTTAGGTAAGCCGTAATCAATCTTCCAGCTAGAATCAGCATCATCAGGTAAAACAACACCGTTGGCAAGTAATTGCATACGCATTAATTCAACACGAGCTTGCACACCTTCTACCATATGGTCGGTGTCGTTGTAAACCAATTGAGTTAAGTATTGTTGTTCTTGTGGGTTTCTTGGATTTCTAAGTGCTACCAAATCTTTTTCTTTAAGTTGAATCTTACGTTTGATATAGCCTAGTTCTGCATAACGTCTATCAGCTTCACGGCTTCCAATTTGTGCTTCACTATCGAATGATGACATTGGAGCTATTACAGGTGTTGTATATCTATCTTCAAGAATTTCAACATCTAGACTTAATACTTTTCTTGATGGAAATAGTGAATCACCTAAATATGTAGGATATTGACGATTATTAACGTATGAAAGCACATCTCTTTGATTGAATAAATCTAAAATTTCTGGCATTAAATTAAGCCTCCTCTAAATTTGAAAATGTAATTCGTTTTAGCGCCGCCACTGCTTCGGCAGTTGGTGCAACTGGCAAACGTTTGGCATTAATGAAGCCATCAACGATCCCTGAAACTAATTCAGGTCCATGTGACACATCTACCTCGTTTAAAGTAACTGCGTGAGCTTTCGCATCGTTAGATGGAACAATTGAGCCAGCAGGTAGTACACCATTAACCACTCCTGGAGTAGTAGCATCTACCTTAGTGGAAAATGCTACATACTTCTCACTATCTAAAAAATTGAGTTCATCTACATGAACATTTTTTTCATAAAACATAGTTTATCCTCCTATTTTCTTAATTTTGACCAAGGATTATTGTTCAATCCTTGACCTTGCTTATTTGCCATTTCAGCAAATTTGGAGCCAATATCTTCAGTATGTTCACTACCACCAGTTTGAGGTGTCTTTCCACCCTTAGTAGCTTCGAGAACGCCCTTATGAACAGCTTCACTAAATGCCTTCTTAAATTCTTTGACATTTTTTGTACGCTTATCCTCATCAAGATCGCTCAACATACTGGCAAAACTTGTAGGCAATCCATTCTCGGATAATTTTGTTGACGTATCAGATAAGGCATCTCGCATATTTAAGGCTGCTTCTCGTTTATTAAGTTTGTCTTCACGTTCCTTTGTATCAGCTTCGATACGCTCATCTTTAGTCATATTGGCTCTATCAGCGCCCTTTTGTTCTGCTTCGCTTAACAAATTAGGTAGTTTGCTAGTCTTATATTCATTAACAGCACTACCGATCAATTTTCGCAATTCAGAGCGAGTGAACATCTTGCCGTCATCTTCACCATCAGAACTGTCTTTATCATTCTCTTTGCCTGATTCATCGGAACTGTTGTCAGAATTTTCATTTTCTGGGCCTTTGCTGCCCTCGTTATCTGATCCGTTTCCGCCTTCCTCAGAAAAGAATTGCAAATTTAGTTTGATTGGTTCTTGTAATAGTGATTTCATACTTAGATTCCTCCATACTTTTAAGTGGTATAACTTTTATTCATCAGTTGTTTTTTTACGCCAGCAACCGACAAAAATGGCAATAAAAAAAGCCATACATTAGCATGGCTTATAAGCTATCTAGTTCTTCACTAACATCATGATTAGAAGTATCCCAATCATCATCTTCATTGGCTTCAATCACAGTACATTGGCAGTTGTAATGCATGAGCGGAAAGTTAACACCTTCCTCTGCGTCTGCAACATCATAGACATTTCCGTCTAAATCGGCACAATCCTGACAGGTATTAGGAGCTTCAAGTGACACAAACTTATATTTCTTAACTTTGTCACTCTTTAGCTTTTCCAATCTTGTCCTGTTTAATGCCTGTGCAGTAGCGGTTCGAATCATGCCAGCAGCTCTACCCATTTGGCCATTAGTAGCTTTATTGCCACCGGTCAAAATGTCTGCTACTTCCCTTTGCCAATTAAGAGAATCCTTTGGCGATTTAGCGGCTCTTTCGGCGACATCCCGAACCTTACGAATAGTTTGAAGTGTCTGCTTATTAATTGAGCTAAACATATCAGAATCAACGTGACGATCTAACACAGCATTGCGTGCTGTCCGTTGCAATGTAGAATCAATATTCATTGATCGTTTTGATTGGCGATTATAAGTATTGATTTTTTTCTGTGCACTTTTATAGTTCTTTGAGTTAACTACATCAGGGATGTTCTTCGTGCTTACGCTCAACTGCAACTTTTGAGCAACCATCTGTTTAACAAATGCCTGTGTAATCTTAGCAATTAACACATCACCGTTGGTTTTCAGCTGATTGCCTTTGAACGCCGCCTTAATGGTAGCCTGGTCATCTTTACCGGCATTACTAAACGTGTCTTTCAAATTGGATAAGAAGTTGGCTATCTCATCAGGATTAGCTTTACCATTCCAATTTGAATTGTTAGCAATAAAGGCAGCAATCATATCAATAACATTTGATTGTGTATTTTTATAAAGCTGTTCAATCTGCTTCACACGCTCATCTTGCTTACCATAAATAGCTTGGGCAATCGCTATGGCTTGTTTTTCAGTAAGTTTCATTACTTACCACCGCCAAACAATCCTTTAATCTTATCTAAAATGGTTGAGCTTAAATTATCTTGGTCGGGCTTGCTTTGGTCAGGCTTGCTACTTTCAATCGTATTAATTGGATTTGGTGTTTGAACTCGATTAAATACTTTCTGCATTGGATCATTATCGACCTCTTGCTTGTTTTCATCTTCAACACGTTTCTGCTCTGTTTCTGGTGATACACCTGTATACTTTTCAACAATTTCACGGATAGTTTGATTTGACTCAGTACCCAGATTAGCAAGTATTTGAGCATTTTGAAGCGTTTCTTGGTCGTTCTTAGGTAAGTTAGGTGTATATATAATTTGATAGTTCTCTACGTCTTCTGCATGAGCTATTTGACCAGTAACCTCTAAATAATTACCTAAGATTCTAAGACGTCTCATAATACCACGTGTATATAAACTTTCTTGAATAGCACGCTCTTGATCACTACCCCAAAGCTTATAAAGTATTGCAACACCTGATGAATTAGAAGAAAAGTTTTCATCTGATGTATCGGGAGTATTTGTGTCCATATGAATTTGAGCACGAATTAGGTCAACGTATACTTTCCACTCGGCCACATTCAAATCCTTAGTAACGTAACCAACATCTGGCTGAATCACAGTGTTGCCATTATCACCAATATTTTGCTGTACATCAGGTTGCAACCACATGATTGCATTCTTACGGTCAATTTGTGGGTGCTTTGGTTCTTCTCCATCAGCATCACTAATATCAAAATTGCCAATAATTTTCAGAATGGCATTAGCAAAGTCTTCTTGTGAATTGGCCATTTCCGATACAGCTTTATCAATGGCATCAATTTTATCAAGTGAGGCTTCCCAGTCGCCCATACGTTCGTCATTATTGATATATTCAGTCAATGGAACGCCAAAGAAGTAGTGCTCATCAGCATGATCAAATACTAGATCAGTTCCAGGGGTTTCACCATCATTGAAATAATAAATGGCATCATCTGTATATACTTCTGCATAATATTTTGGCTTATTCATGTACTCAATGAGATAATATCTCACTCCAAATAATGAATGCTGTTCAATCGATGAATCATAAACAACAAATGCATTAGCTGGATCAATCGGTCTAATTGCTACATCATTTGTTCCTTCTTTGACGTACTCTAGCTCATAGGCTCGACCGGTAATACTCAGATTCTTCTTCATCACTTTTTCATGATAACTTTCATCATTTCGGCTATTAAAATTGTCTAAAGCGTTTTTTAAATCATCATCGCTAGCGTCATCTTCATTGTATTGAAACTTGATAGGATTACCGACAGAATAACCAACACGTGTATTAGTAATAAACTTAGGAAAACCGAAAGTAACACGGTTGTCAGCTCTGCTACTTGAGATATTTGTATTAGCAAAGTGAATATCATTCTCACCTTTGTAATAACGCTCAAGCTCTAATATTCTCGGCAATTGATATTGATAATGTTGAGTAATAAAATACTGCAATACTTCTTTAATTTTCTCGGGGTCACTCTTGATTTCATTCCAATCATCAGCTGGCATTGTGTATTGCTTGTTAGCTTTGAGTAAACCACCAACCCAGCGTCTGCCATTTAGCATGTTGATTGATTGTCCTAGTGCATATGGATCTGTATCTGTCGCCATAACATCAACTCCTTTTTAGTTAATTAGCCCTAGACTTCTTAAACTCTTAATTTGTTGCTTTCTGTTTTGACTGTGGTTATTAGTTTCCATTGACATAACTGATTCAGCAACACCGGTTAAAGCATCTGAAGCATCATCATGCAGATTCTTACCAGCACGTTGATACTTCTTGATTGCATCAAAAAAGACTGGAAAACGTGACTTCCAGTCCTCAGGATAATGCATATGTTCTTCTACCCAACTTGAATTAGATAGAATACGTGCATCCTTATTTTGACCATTGTGAAACCAATTAATAACAGTACGATTCGTTTTATACTCATTCTTTAATTTGGTATCAACCTGACGTGCAAATCCTTTACCACCATTGTTAGATTCAATTCTAGCAAGGTTAACCTTATTTCGGTAATAGCTTTCAGTCACCAAAGATTCAGTGACTTCCATTGGCTCTTGAGTCATGACAACATCAAGAATATAAGGCTCTTGTTGATATATTCCATATACGATTGATACAAGATAATCACTACCCTCATCGGCAGTATCACAATAAGCATAGATACCACTGAACTCAGGTTGTTTCGTGTATGTATTGAACTTCTGATATAAAGTACCCTTCAAGTCAATTGGCTCTTGCTGGTAGTTAGCAGCTGCAATTTCAGGACTCATTACCGATGTTTTCTGCTTATATTCAGCAAGTGACAAGACATCATCACACAACATCGTTCCATCATCTTGTAGAGCCTTCATGTTAATATGTTTGACCTTGTATCCAGCTTTTGGCATCTCAGTCAGCACACGTCCAGCCAGATCGCCACTGGCCCACCGTGTCATGATGATTAAAACTTTGCCACCTTTTTCAAGACGTGAAAGCATTGTATCAATGTACCAATGATAAATATCATCTAATCGATTAGCGTTATTAGCTTCTTGAGCTGACTTGATAACATCATCAATAATAATTAGATCAGCACCAAAACCAGTGGCCGTACCACTTGGTGATGTAGCAAGGTAGTTGTTAACCGGACTGCCTTCAAGACTCCACATATTCATAGCAGCATCACCATACTTGATATGGGTATCTGGAAAAATATCATTATAAACAAGAACACTGTCATCAGCTTTAACTTCTTGAATCGTATTACGAACTGATTTGGAAAACACAGTAGATAGTGTTTCATTATATGAGCCTGTCATGATTCTTTCAGTGCTATCCCTACCAAGTAACCATTCAACGTAATTAGTGGCTGTCAAAGACTTTCCATGACGTGGTGGCTCATTAACTACTAGCACTTGATCATCACTAGTTAAAAAGTTTTCCAAGTCATTACATAAATCAACTAGATACTTACGATTTGGCTTATAGAAGTCTGGCATTCGCAATTTACAGAAATCAAAGAAATGTCGTCGTGCCAGTTCAATCTCTGCACCACGTCTGATCCAATCACTTCTGTTCATGAGCAATCTTCTTCAATTCAGCATCAGTAAGATTGGCATATGGATTATGAACGTTTAAACCACCAGATAACTCAGTCTCATGCTTATCACGCCACTCATCAGGCTTACGATTCTTTAACCAGAATATAGCAGCAGTCGTATCAGGCGGAATATCTTTTTCAACCAAACCAAGTTTGATACGTCTGGTAGTTTTTACACCTTTAATAGCAGCATCTTGAATCTCCTGCTTAGATGCATCTGGGTGCTTCAACTTCCATTTGTTTTCATAGTCACGTCTTCTAACATCAATTAATTCATCGTCAAGCGGGACTACCTTATATTGTGTCTCGATGGCCGTGAAACCCTTGGCACGCTTGAACAGAGCATTTTCAATCTCACGATCAACAACGGATTTGCCCCTTTTTAGGGACTCCCAAATCTCCCGCTTCTTATTTTCCCAACGATACAAAGTTGTAGTTCCAATGCCAATATTATGTGCTATTTGCTCATCGGTTAAGCCATCCCTTGCCCAACCTTCAAGCTGTATCAACCCTTCTGGTGTAACCCATTTGTCAATTTCAGACTTAGCCAACGTCATCACCTGCTTTCTTAAAAAATGGAAAAATCTTTAGACTTCATTTTTGCTGTATCCTCTTTTTTAAAAGGAGATGAGTAAAATGAAATGGATATTTATTTTAATTATTATTTTGATTTTTTTGTGTATTTAGAAGCCATCAAATTAGGTTTTGAATGAATTTTATTGATTGGATTTCTTTTCAGTTCACGATCAACATCACCAATCATTTTGGCTTCCATGGGTGTCATCAATCCACAAGATGTGCGAATCATCTTAGCCATCATTAACTACTTCCCAATCGTTGCTAAATAGTTCAATATTTGTTTCTTTCCAAGGGACACGTCCAAATCTTGATTCAACGTATAAATACGGTGCTGTCATTTTACTGTGCTCATCCGGATACTGAGCCTTAATAGATACATCCTTATTCCATTGTGGTAATCGCATTGCCTTGCCATGTTTAACTTCTTCAAATGCTTTACTAAATGTCATATTCTTTTCCTCCAAAATAAAAAGATCAGCCATGATTGACTGATCTAAAATTAATAGTTTGATTAGGATTTGAACCTACGTTGATGGTTTTGGAGACCACTATTCTACCAATTGAAATATCCTTGTAATGGTTCAAGTAGGTGTCGAACCTACAACCGCACGGTTATGAGCCGTATGATCTACCATTGAGCTATTGAACCCTTTTATAAAATTTGCTTTTTGAAGGTATTCCTTGTTTCTTACAAATCCTTCTTATAGTAGTTGAAGATACATTATATAACTTAGAAACCTGTGTAAAATTTCCATTATAGTTATAAAGTAATTTTTTAAGTTCTTTATAAGAGTATTCTGAATTATTTTGAATGCTTTCTAAAAAGCATTTACGACAATAACTAGCTCCCTTACTAATATGCTTACCACAGGTTTTGCACTTATTAGCTATTACCTTTTTATTATAATGCTCTACCATATCAATTTGATTATATTCTCGTGAACACCACAAAAGATTGGTATATTCATTATTAAATTTATTATAATCAATATGATGTATTTCTTGATAATTATTGTCATTATTACAAAAAGCCGTTGCTACCAAGTGATGAATATACTCGTGCCTAACTTTATTATTTTCATATAAGTTTATTTCAAAGTAACCTAATTTTGTCTTATATGGTTTTAATAACCTACCTCTTCTAATTGTCTTAGTTCCATTATTATTAACATAATGGTCAATCGACCGAATATGACCTAAAGAAGAGATTTGAAACACCTTTGAATTTTCTATAAACTTCCATTTCTCCATACAAACCCTTTCGTTTTAAATAATTTATAATTAAAATACTCTAACCGATTGAGCTATCAAACTAGTGAAAATGTGGATATCCGGAATCGAACCGGATTGCTAAGTCTTAGAAACAAGTTGGTATTCAAAAAAAGGAATGTCTACAATTGTTGAGTGATTATCCAAAAATAAAGAGATGTTTTTTTGCTTAACAGTAGCCATGCATCCACATAGCATGACCAGCTTTATCATCACTGATCATATGAGGGTTAAAACAGCTGTTTAACGTCTGCCAAGACGATTGTTATCTGTCGTGGACCTTGGTTGAGTGGGTTGTCCTTCCCATGCTTGCTCCTTTTTTAAATTGGTAGAGTAACCAGATTTCTATATAGTCAGGCATGGAATCGAACCATACACCATCATTTGTATTTAGCGTTACCCTTTGCGCCACCGACTACCGTTGTTGTTTTACAAAAGAATCAATTAACGTTTTCTTTTATATTTTATGACCGTTTTCCGCCGGCCAATGTGAGAATGAGGATTCGAACCTCAAGCTAAATTGGAAGGAAAAACATTTAAATATTGTTGAGGGAAATACTAATTATTTTTTTAATTTAGCCCACCCATGTGTTCTCACGAAATGAAGAGCGTTATCATAACTCTTCTAACAAATGAGCTCCTTTTAAGTGGTAGAGTAACCGCATATCTCTTAATCTTTCGATAATACTAATATAACACGTAAAGTGGTCGCTCGTGTAACGCTCTTTCATCGCTAAAACATCGCTAAAACATCGCTAATACGTCGGCATTACATCGCTTTTTTTATTTTCTGGAATATAAACATGCAAATCGTAATAATCAATAAAAGCATCAGCAAAGTATAGCAAAGCCATATTCTTTAGCTCATTACATCGCGTTTGTCCATAGCCTAATAATTCTTGCAAATCAATGTTCGTCATATTATGGATATAATAATTTTTCAAAATAACCATATAATCATGCGGACAGTTGCTAATAAGTTTCATCGTTATTTGGATATATTCCTTTGCACCTAATTTACCCACAATTTTATCCTCTTGAGTATTTCTTGTATTAATTCCACTCCCAATACAATCAAAACTTGGAGACTGCACATACGTGAGACTCATGTGAGATTGAGCAATTAATCTTGGAAATTCATGCTCAAAATAATTTTTAACATTCTTAATTGTTTTTTCTTCATCAATATCTGGTAATAGTAATCCCACGATACATACAGCCTCCACTTATGATATAATTGATTTGCTGGAACCAATTAATTAGCTGCTCACTTTGTGGGTGGCTTTTTTATTTTGCCTTAATAATCCAAATAAGCATTGATATGAATGCTACTTGGTTTTAATCATTTTTCAGCCTCTGGGAATAACTTTCCAAAATCATAAGGGTCCATATTTACAACTGTTCCATCAGGACGTGTTACTAAAACTTGTCCTTTAAACAGATTAGCTGGATATGGAAAACTATCATATGGAATTGGAATATCTAGCACCCAGTGCTCACTTAACCAATCACTTTTAGGGAAATATCTAATCGGATAGCGTGACCTCATTTCTTCACTACCATCGAATACTTCTGCTTTAACAGTTGTTGTATACTTTTTAATCATCGTCCTCTTCCTTCCAAACTACTGGCGTAATGGTTCTATTAAAAACATCAACAGGAGCCTAAATATGAGCATATTTCAAAATTTCATCTACTATATCGTCAGGAATTTCGTACTGATCATAAAGCCATTGTCTATCATCATCACTTATAAAAATTTCCATTTCATCTCGAATATTGCACCGACTATTTAGTACTGACTCCATCGGAATTGGTGCTAATTTTTTTGCTTTCATTTCTCCACCTCATAGCCATTAACTAATGCATCAACACACTTTGAGTAAAACTCTTCATCTCCATGTGCTCTCATATATTCTTCTAAATCATCAAATTCACTTCGACCAAGCATGTACATCATATATACCTCTTCTAGTGCTCCATCTAGCCCTTGTTCATCTTGCTGTTTAGTTAAATTAAAATGAGTTGCAAACTCATCGAAAACTTTAGGCATAACAATTTTGGAATTGGCTTCTTCTAGCTCCTTGCGCTCTTGCTCGCTATATCCTTTTAAAATTCTCATATTATCCATGATTATTCCTCCTAATTAATATCACCAAACGTTAGAGTTCCATCAGACAAGCGTGAAAGAACATCTAAGTTAGCCTGATTAATATCATCAATATTTATAATATCCTCGTCGCTATAATTTAATGCGTCTGCTATTTCAACAAACGTGTAGCCATTTTTACGCATTTCATAAACTTGCAAGTTAATATCTTGAATCATATCTCTACCTCCTTTGCTTATTTCTTCTAGCATTCAATCGCTGCCACTCATCGTCTTCTCTATATAGCCTTTTACCGATCCTGTTATTTTGACGTATTATGTCTTCTATATAAAAAAGCTCTTTATGCATAGCAGCTGCTATTTCTTTATTCTTATATCTATTTTCACGCATTTGATAGACTGCTAAATTATCATCTGTCATTTTCATCATCTAATTAAAATCGCTAAGATTTAACCTTCCTAATCTAATCATTTCTAATTTTGCCAAATGTTCTTGATTGGCCTTGTCAATAAACTCAACATCTTCATCGCTAATATGTAAAGCATCAGCAATTTCAACACACGGATACTTATTGCAACGCATTTCATACACGGCACAATTTAAATCTGTTAGCAAGTTCGTCCTCCCACAGAATTGATTGAATTATTCTGTTCTTAGTCTGATCACTAAGCTCTCTGTCAGCATTTCGAAACTCTTTTGGCATGGCATAAAAATGCTTTTGAATATAAATAATTGCTCGAACAATGTTGTGACATTCATCGCTAAATGCTGACCTTATGTATAACTTATAGATTTTTTCGTAATTCATTTTTTTGTCTCCCTGCCTTTTTTCAATTCGTCCATAGTTAAATTCCTCCATGTATGATCAGTCTTAATTTCTTCCAAAATGAGAATGGTTCTTTGATTTCATATACAACTCGTGCAGTTACACGATTTAATAAATTTTCATCGGAATCAATCGAAATAATTTTTGCATCTGTCTTTGAAGCCCAATGCTTTATTTCGTTCATCAACATTGGATGATTTCTAGCTTCAAATATTTTTATATGTTTCACTTTTTCTCCTCATTAATTCCCGCTTTGCTTTTTTTCATTTGTTTCATTTCCTAAACTTCCTCTTACAAATTGGACAATGGTTCGAGTAAAGAAATTGTCCTTTATCGGCTAATATTTTTAAAAATCCTCTTTTAGTAATGGTTACAGTTCCATTTTAATTGCTTTTGGATTACAGTACCAGCATTCTTTCATCATTCACACCGCCTTATTTAAAATGGTAAATCGTCATCTGAAATATCTATTGGTTTGCTGTTGTTATAAAATGGATCACCGCTCTTTGAATTTGCTACATCACTTTTTGTGTTTACTGCATCGTTTCTACTTTTTTTCGGCGGTTGATGGCTGTAGTCGTTGGTATTACTGGAATTCTGTTGCTGATTTTCTGCACCTTTTCTACTTTCCAAAAGTGAGAAGTTCTCAACAACTACTTCAGTGACATATACACGCTGTCCTTGCTGATTCTCATAGTTACGCGTCTGAAGTCGTCCATCAATACCTACAAGTGAACCTTTGTGAGTGAAATTGGTAAAATTCTCGGCAGCTTTTCTCCAAATGACACAATTGATAAAATCGGCTTCACGTTCANACCTTGAGAATTAGTAAATTGTCTGTTTACGGCAATCGTGAAACTGGCAACTGCTGCACCATTAGCTGTGTATCGAAGCTCCGGATCACGTGTCAGACGTCCTACTAGAACTACTCTATTTATCATTTGTATTATCACCTCTAAATTCATCTAAACTAATATTAAGTGCATCAGCAATCTTAATCATCAATCCAATAGTTGGATTCTTTATTTTACCGTTAATAATAGAAACTATATTTGTCCGTGGCACATTGGCAATTCTTGATAACTCACTTTGATTAATATTTTTAGATTTGAGTATTTTTTTTAAGTTATTTTTGTACATTTTACACTCCATTTTGTATAAGAACTTTCGTTCTGCACAATATTAATAATTTGGGCTAATTGTCTAATCCAACATCAATCTCATATTTATAACCACTTTTCAATATTATCTGATTGTCTGAAATTACGGCAATTGGCTCTGAATCATTATTTACAATCACTATATTATGCCAATTCTTAATTGAATTGGCCTTTTTTTTATCAATATTTATCATTGTTGCCCTCCAATAGTCACAGTAGTAATATCTAATTTTTCAATCATAGGAACAATGTCATGCTTCTTAAGTAGTCTGTATAGACCCACTCGGCCTTTTTGTGTCCATTTGGTTGTAATTCTAGGCGTACCGTCAACAATCCGAGTAGCTGAACTTGTCCAACCACGGTTATGATATTTTGAATATAAGAACCATTGGCCACCAAGCTTATATTGAACTTTCAACTTATGAAGCACCTTGTTAAATTCCTTGGCACTCATTCCGTAATCTTTAGCAATAGCGGTTGTGACCATCAATGACTTATTAGCAATTAACTGATCATAATAACTAGCCTTGGGCTTCATAGTATCAACTTGCTCTTGAAGATCAGCGGCTAAAAGTAGAGCTCCTCTGTAATCATCAGGAACTTGATAACCACCAACGTTCTTAGTTGAATATCCTAATTGCTTTTCATGCTTATAAGTCTCTTCGATTTTGATGAAATACTGGCGTGCTTGTTTGCCTTTTTCGTTACGTTGAATCATTGAAATTTCTTTGGCCATGTCTAAAGTCATTGCGTATTCGGTTCTAGGCCTGCCACCATGGCTTTTCGCCAAAAACGGCGTAAAGTCTTTTCCTTCCTCAAATCCATATTTGATCATATCCTTAAACCAATTTGAGAAATCTTTTCCAATTTCTAGAAATTTATGTAAATCTCGACCGCTCACTAAGATATTTCCCTGTTTATCTTTCTCGGTTGGAATTAATTCATTCATCATCTTCTGTGCCCTCCGTCAAAAAAGCTCCCTATAATTAATGCAAATAAGAAGGTTAATATTACTACACTCATCTTGATCTCTCCTCTTGTTCAAATTTCCATTCTTCAATTTCTACTTCAACTCTTGGATGCTCGTCATAATCTTTACTAATATCAAAATCAGTTATCTGGCCATCATCGAACCAAGCACGTTTTAAGCCATCTAGAACACCCTTGGTGTAATTGTCTAAGTCTGGCTTAATCGTTGGTCTAACTTCATGATTAGCTCTTCTAGCGTGTTCTTTTTTGCTCAGGCTCTTCTGAATTGGTCGATAAAAATGTATATGTGCTATTAGTGGTATTCCTCGTTCAAATAGCTGTTTGTTGTGGTACTTATCCCAATACAGAATCTCAATATTGTTTTTGTAAACTCGATATTTTCCTTTGGTGTACGCTTTTCTCTTAAAACTCTTTGAATTGAATCCTGGTCTGGATGCTGAAACGGGGTTACCTTCAATCACTAATTTCAATTTCATTGAGCAACACGCTCTTTATATCCAAATAGCTCATTTGGCGTGATGTCTAAGGCATCGCAAATCTTTTGAACATCCTGGAACTTGATTGACTTGTAAGTTAGTTGTGACATATGAACTAAGGTCCAATATCCAACACCTGAAGCATCTGCTAAATTTTGAATAGTCATTTTTCTAGGAATCAAAAGAGATCTTAAATTAAAGTTGATCATTGCTATTCACCTCGCTCAGTCTTCTAATTTCAGAATCGTAGCAATCTTGCAGAAGATACATCTTGCTAATTGTTTCTCTAAGATTTTTCATAAAGATTGGACCATAAGCCCTATTTTTGTGCTCTTTATTGAATTGGGTATCTTTCTCAAATTCATGTTCCATTTCACGAATCTTAGTGTTAAATTTGACGGAATCTATCGATACCTTCTTTATAATCGCTTGTCTTTCGTCTGAACTCAATGACTGAGAACGCCTATACGGCGCCTCTTTTCGATTAATTTGTAGCATTTTTTCTACCTCTCATTTTTGCTAATCTTTCCTGTAATTCTTGTGAATTCTCTGGAACTTCTTCAGCTTTAACCTCATCCCAATTAGTAGCCGTTTCAATACGGCTCTTTTGATATCCGTTTTTCTTCTTCCTGGGCTTACTGTTTAGATAGCTTTCAAACTTAGCACCGAAAAGGGTTGAGGGTCTCAGGTATTCATTCATTTTTGGATCAACTAGCCAATCAACACACTTTATATCAATGACCTTCTTAAAATCGTCCAATTGATAGCCTTCATTCCAGCGAGCACGTATGTGCTTCTTACTGGTCTCAGCGTATCTAAAGTGCTTGTTTGCTTTTTGATTCAAATAATCGATTACTTGTTTGTAAGGTGGGGTTGGTCGTGCTTGCTCGACAATATTTTTATTACTATGCTTTTTATTATCTAAAACTAGTACACTACCCTTATCATTTTCTAAGTACCCCCCTTTAGAAAACTTAGTAGGGTCCTTTAATTTATTAACTACCCCCCTATTTAATTTTCTAACTGGGTACATATATCTTTTTTCGACTTGCTTAGGATTTTTCTTTGAATATATTTTTTGCGTTTTAATATATCCTTTTTCTTCTAAACTGGAGATCAATTGAGAAACCCTGCCAGAAGAAAGATTCATGAATTCAGCAAGATAATTATTTGATGCGAAACATGCTTGCTCCTTCGTGGATAAACTGTCTATTTCGAGATAAAGAATTAATTCATTTTTATTTTTTAAATTCTTATCAAACCACAAATCAGCAGGTATCCAGATTCCTTTGAATCCACGTTGATATTTTTCAGCCAAAGTCTTATTCTCCTCTAACCGCCTATATGCAATTTCTTGCGGTCCTCTTTGTCTAATTTGATTGGTTTAATGTGATACTTTTGAAGGAATGTTTTAATTCCTATTTTGTGTTGCTCAGTGTGATGTATTCGGCATAGTGACATAAAATAGAATTTACTATGATCTATATGGTGTCTGTTTCTTCCCATCCCTACAGCTTGATAATGGGCTATGTCAGCGTGTTTACCACAAATACAGCACTTTCTATGTTCCAAACATCTTAATTGCATAGCGTAATCATTTGGCAACATATCCCAGGTCTTCGACCTAAATGGAACATCATTTTCAAAGCAGAAATCCAACAACCAACTAAGATACTTATTAGCCTGTGTCATTGAACAATTCGATAGGCTGAACATGTCAGCACCCGTATTGGTTAAATAGGTCCATTTCATGACTTGAGGTGTTTCTTTCTCAACAGAGTAACCACTCCATTTACTAATATCGCCAATAATCGCATAAATCTTTTTTCTTTGAGCAGGGCTAATTGAACGTCCATCGTCAATATTTAATTCAACTGTTGGTCTTTTATTAGCAGCTAGCTTAGTTACTTTTAAAATATTTAAATCATCATCAAGTTCCAAGCTAACCTTCTTACCTTGAATTCCTAGCAGCTTGGCAAAAGTCCTCATGCTTTTTGAGTGGCTCTTTCAAATTGTTCTGCCATGCCCATCTTTTCGGATTCTTTTTGCTTGCTAGGAACCTCTTCAAATGATTGTGTTGTCTGTTCTTTATTGGATGGTAATTTAACGACTGAATCAATTTTATGAAGATTTGAAATAGCATAGCGCAATTGGTTCTTATCCCAATGTTCAAATTTAATATTGGATTGATTCTCCCAACCTACTACAGTTCTCTTATTTTCATCATCTAAATTAAAAAGCTCTTGAACCTTAGCAATCAGTGCTTGACGTTCTTCTTCAGGATCAACGCCTTCTGATGACCATTCGTAAATTTTGTATCCTGTTTCTTTAGTAATAGGCTCAACACCATCAAACATATTTGTATTGTCTTTTACAGCCTCGGCCGTATGGTCCTGATTAATATTGAAATTAATAGCGAATTCATATTCCCATCCACTTCGTATTTCTGGCTGTAATCCAACCTTGACGGGAACAACTTTTCCTTTATCATTTTTTTCCATGTCATAGCCAGTTTTGCTACGTGCTGTGCTAATGATATAGATTGAATTAGCCGTTAACGTATGCAACATGTTGTTAATATTAGGTTTTACTTTATTCCAAGCTGTCATTTGAGCTTTTGAATTTTTACGTTGAATATCATCGACGATATCTTGAATGCCACCTTTACCACTCCAGAGATGTGATAGGGAATCCAAAATAATAACTTCAATACCCATTTTTTTAAGTTCATTAACACCCTGCATTAAGGCTTTGTCATTGTATGGTGGTTCAAAATTGGCGTGATAAAACTCACCAATATGGACTCCAGCTAATTCTGTATCAGCATAATATTTAGCCCTTTCATGCTCTGTATCAATGACAGCAATCTTTTTCCATTGATCTTCTTCGGACAACTTCGGAAACATCTTTTCAATGATTCCTTTGGCCATAATCAGTGAACTAGCCGTTTTGCCAGAACCTGATGCACCTGTAACCAAAATAGGAATTTTAATTTTTTCACGTTTAGCAATTGTTATTTCCATGATTAATCCTCCAATTCTTTTAATGGCTCAATCATTTCGTTACTAATGTTGTTTTTAATAATGAAATCATTAAGTAACTTGAGCTTGTCAAAATCACCTGTAACTCTAAAAGCCATTGTCCATTGACTTGGTGCATCATCATCAATAGCCTCTTCTTCATCAACAATTTCACCAGTCTCTTGATCAACAGTTTTATCTTCAACTTTGGTTTGTTGAGATTTGCGAATGGCATCTTCATACTCTTGCTCATTCTTCTTTTGCTGCTCTTTACGTGCTTTATCTTCAACAGCCCTATCAATAGATATAAGAAGTTGTTTGATGTCGGTATCCTGGTCAATTTGACTTAACCAGCCTGACGAATCAATACCTTTTGTTTTGCAATGTTCATCAACTAATTTTTTATTTAGTTCCAATGATTCTTGCTGATGTTTCAGAGCAGTAAAGCCATCTTTGAGCGTTCTAATGAGCTTTGTTTGGCTCATCGTCTTATTAGTCCACTCGTGCTCAATTTCAATAGTATCCGGATTAATTCCATATTCAGGAGCCATCTCATTGATTAATTCCCTGACTTTATTAGCTCGCTCATTACGCTGTTGGGTTTCGATATTGGCAATTTGTTCACTGATTGGATCAATGGTCTGTTTCAATATAGTTTGAAGGTCATCTATGTTTAATTTGAAATCGTTATAAGGCTCGTTGTATTCCTTCTTGATTCTCTTACGCTCGGTATCGATAGCCTTAACCAATTTATTAAGTTCTGCTTTAGCACTCTTAGCGCCAGCCAAACTTTCATCAGTGGCAACTAAGTCTTTATACTGATCAGAAAAGTTTTGAACTTTTGCCTTTAATTCAGCGAAGTTATTGATTTTTAATTCTGAAGGCTTGTATGTGACACTAAATTCATTTGAAACAGTTTCAACTTCGTTAGACATGTCTAAAACTCCTCTCCCTTATCTGCTAAGATGTCCCATTCTTCTTGCTTACGTTCATATAGTGACTTTTCAGCAACAACAGAATCTTCATCAGCTAATCGAGCATCATAATTTGAATCATGCATGTTTAAAGCCCCTTTTCGTGATATAATTTTTATATAAAATATTTGTAATACCTTCGACTCACTATTTTGCGGATAGTGAGTCTTTTTTTATGACTTCAGGTGTTCGTTTGGTATAAGTATCAGTAGTGACCTTATCTGATTTGCCAAATAATGAATCAAGATGCTTGTGCCAAAACTTTTGGGTCTAAACTTTCTGGTATTGGTGAAAG